ATGGCTACGATCACTGGTCAGTCGTTGATCCAAAGAGCTCAAACGTTGATTTACGACACGACGGGTGTTCGCTGGTCTCCCGCAGAGCTTCTCGGGTATCTGAACGACGGACAGAGAGAAGTTGTTCTCCTTCGTCCTGAAGCGTGCGTCAAGAACGTCGCGCAGCAGTTGACCGCCAACTCAACCAAGCAACCGCTCCCCGCTGATGGGGTATCGCTGGTTGATGTCGTGCGCAACATGGGCGCAAACGGTACGACCGCAGGCCGAGTCATCAGGATTGTCTCGAGGGAGATCCTGGACGCTCAATACCCCAACTGGCACGTAGACGCGAACGCTGGTGGTGATGTCCGCCACTACACCTACGATCTGCGCGACCCCAAACACTTTTACGTATATCCCAAAGCTCCCGCTACCGCTTGGTACGTGGAGATCGTGTACTCCGCTTCGCCTGTCGATACGAACGACACTGGCGGCGTGATTGGTGTCGATGACATCTACGCCAACGCGTTGATCGACTACATCCTGTACAGGGCTTACAGCAAGGACGCTGAGTACGCACAGAACGGGCAACTGGCTGTGGCGCACTACACCGCGTTCAGTAACAGCCTGGGTGTCAAGACCGCGAACGACCTGCAGCGCAACCCGAACCTCATGGCTGCTCCGTTCAACCCCAACGTCCCCGGCTCGGCAAAGGTGTGATGACTCGTGGCTACCTTCACGCAATTCTTCCCTGAAGTCCTGCCGTACGTTCCTGATGTTGCGGAGCCGGTGGCTGAAAACGCCATCCGGCAAGCCGTGATTGAATTCTGTGAGCGCACGCGCTTCTGGCAAGAGGATCTGGACGCAGTTCCGGTGATTGCGAAAGAGGGTATCTACGAGATCGACACCGACCGTGGAGTCAAGTTCGTGGATGTGATGATGGGGTACTACGACGATAGGCTCCTCATCCCGAAGAGTGCGGAAGAGCTCTCGAACCTGTTTCGCCGCTCCGACTGGCGCACGCTGGTCGCAGACCCGTATTACGTCACCCGAATCAACCCGACTGAGGTTCAGCTTGTTCCCCGCCCCGCGTTTCGCGGTAGTCGGTTGAAGATCCGTGCCGCGCTCGCCCCAACCCGGGACTCTACGACTGTGGCTGACGCAGTCTACGAGGAATACCTCGAGGTGGTCGCCGCTGGAGCTCGTGCCCGTCTATACAACACCCCAAAGCAGCCGTATTTCGACCGCGCCGTGGGGCAGGAGTATGAGCGACGGTTCCGCGCAGGAATCAACGAAGCTCGAATCCGAGTCAACAAGAGCCTGACCCGAACATCGGGGCGGGTTGAATTCCAGAGGTTCCTGTAATGGCCGAGAAGATCAAACTTGTTCAGGGTGACACCCGCCCAGCGCTTGTTTGCACGGTGACTGACGACACCACGGGTGCAGCCCTTAGCCTCGCTGGCGCGACTGTTGTAATGAAGTTCCGCGCCGTTGGAGCAACTGAACTTACCGCGACTGTGCCTGGCTCCGTGACGGATGGCCCGAATGGTGTAGTCGCGTTTTACCCCGCCCTGGCTCCCGCGATGCTGCAAGGCGAAGCTGGAGATTACGAAGGCGAGATTGAGATCACCTTCCCCGATGGGCAGGTGCAGACTGTTTACGACGTATTGAAGTTTAAAGTTCGCGAGGACTTCTGATGGTAGCCCGGGTCAACGGCACGACGACTAGCGTCTCGACCAGCCTGGCCAAACCGCGCTTAAGTGTGGTTGTCCAGACTCCGGTCGTTGGTCTCGTTGCACAGATCCCGGTTGCCGCTGTCTCGTACGTCGATTTGGTGCTCAGTGCAGAGCTCGTTTCGTCTGGTCTGTACCGGATTGTATTTGAGTCTGTTGAATTGCTGGATGGCACGAAGCTCACGCTGTTCAAGAACCTGACTAGTGATGTTGCCGTACTGACAGACGATGTGCGTCGATCGGTTGGAAAAGGACTGAAAGATGGAGTTGCCTCACCGGATCGGCTCTTCTACGCATTCTCGAAGTCGATCAAGGATCAGTACGGAGTCCCGGATCACGTTGCTCGCAGTGTTGCGAAAGCAACAGTTGATGCAATCTTCGCAACAGACGTAAGCCGCAGCCTGTTCGTCAAGTTGTTCCGTGATGGATTTGCGCTAAACGATTCGTTGGACGCGACTGATGGCCTGCTTTACAGCTTTGCCAAAGGTATATCGAACGTTGCGTTTGCTTCGGATACGGACAGATATTCTCTCGCGAAGCTACTGAAGGACACTCAGGTAATGTCCGACGCCTTGGTGCTGAGCTTCGTCAAGGCACTTGCTGACGCGATTTCCCCCTCTGACACCGTATCTCGAGCTACCAGCAAGAAGGTCACGGACACTCAATCTCTGGCGGACACAGACCGCTGGACGATGACCAAGCCCCTCACGGATCAAATTGCGACTCCCGATTCAGCCAGGTTCGCGTTTTCTCGCCCTGTCACGGACGCGCAGGCAGTCTCAGACAAAGCCACAACGCACCCATCGAAACGGGTTACAGACACTCAGTCTGTTGCCGATGTTACCACCCGCCTGGTCACGAAGCTTCTGACCGATCCGCAAGCGGTTGTTGATGCAGTCGCGCAGTTGGTCACGAAGAAGCTTGTTGACACTCAGGCGATGGCGGATCTGACGAGGCTGACGACTTCAAAACGTCTTACCGACTTTCCAGCGGTGACTGACGCCGCGAGCCGTGTCGTATCTAAGCTCCTGACAGACGCACTGGCGGGGTTCTCCGAGCAGGTTACTCGCATATTCACGAAGAAGCTGACGGACTCTGTCGCCCTGGCTGACACCGAGGTCTTTAACCTAAGTAAGCGGCTTACCGACGCATCTGCAGCTACGGATGCTATTGCGAATACGCAAGTACAGAAACTTCTCGCAGACGCGTTTACTTTCACCGAGAGCGTCAACCGCACGCTGATTTATCTGCGTTTTATCCAGGATGCAGTCGCTCTCAATGATACGACTGGGGTTGGAGACGGTCTAGCTGTACAATCTATTAAAACAATCGCAAACGTAGCGATTGCAAGCGATTTGCAGGTGAAAGCATTGAATTTACGTCGTACGGAAACGGCGGCGTTAACAGATACCGGCTCGCTGGTGTCACAAGGGTACTGCGACCTGACGTACTTCGCAGACGATTATGTCGGGGCTACCCGATCCTTTTAACGGAGTAAAGTGAAATGATTAACGATAGCTTCAAGGTCACTGGTGACGTTGCGATCCAGATTTTTGACAAAGACGGCAACCTGAAAGACACCCGCGAGATCAAGAACCTCGTGGTCACTGTCGGCAAGGAGTTTATTGCCAGCCGTATGGTGGGCACGCCTACGGCTATGAGCCACATGGCGATTGGTTCCGGTACGACAGCCGCTGCCGCCGCGCAGACGACCCTGGTTACTGAACTTGGCCGTGTCGCTCTTGGTTCCGGTACTGCTACAGGTACGAAAGTCACCTACGTGGCCAACTTCCCTGCTGGTACTGGTACGGGTGCTGTGACTGAGGCTGGTGTGTTCAACGCCGTTTCCGCTGGCACGATGCTGTGCCGCACGGTGTTCGCAGTGGTCAACAAGGGCGCAGACGACGCCATGAGCATCACCTGGGAAATCACCGTTAGCTAATTGGAGTAGTTGATGGCAGCAATCACCACTCGAGTCGGTAAAGGCTCGGCACTTACTACTGCCGAAGTCGATGCCAACTTCACTAACCTCAACACGGATAAGGCCGAGAAGTCTACAACCATCAGCGCCGGAACTGGGTTGTCGGGTGGTGGTGACTTGTCTGCGAACCGGACGATTGGGCTCGCGAACACTGCTGTGACGGCGGGGTCGTATGGATCGGCTACGGCCGCTCCTACGTTCACTGTTGATGCACAGGGCCGTCTTACCGCCGCTGGCAGTACTACGGTTACTCCTGCGTGGAGCTCGATCACTGGTAAGCCAACGACTCTATCCGGCTACGGCATCACCGATGCTCAACCGCTGGACGCGGATCTGACTTCGATTGCAGGTCTCGCAGGCACGACGGGCTTCTTGAAAAAGACCGCTGCGAACACCTGGGCACTGGATACGAACACGTATCTGACTGGCAACCAGTCGATCTCGATCTCAGGCGATGCCACAGGATCGGGCGCAACGGCAATTGCGCTGACACTGGCCAACTCGGGTGTCACTGCAGGTACCTACACCAAGATCACCGTTGACGCGAAAGGCCGCGCAACTGTCGGAACCACACTGGCGGCGTCCGACATCCCAGAGCTTACTCTCGAGAAGCTTCCTAATTCTTGGGTCAAGCGTTCGGTACGGGTGGCCACAACCGCCAACATCACGTTGTCCGGCACTCAGACGATCGATGGCATTGCTGTGGTTGCTGGTGATCGAGTATTAGTCAAGGATCAAACAACCGCGTCACAGAACGGGATCTACGTCGTCGCCGCAGGCGCATGGGCACGATCCGCTGACGCGGATACCATCTCCGAATTGGCCGGTGCCTGCGTAAGCGTTGACTCGGGTACGGCAAACGGCGGATTCCGGTTTGATACCGACCTGAAGACTACTGACGCGCTGGATACTACTGCTGTCAGCTGG